CGTCTCAATGACGTTAATGATGGCGCGATAATGTCATATCCAACTACTGTCAATGAAATGACAGGGTTGGCTCATTACAAGCGAGTTACTTTAGCGAGCTTGACGCAAAGTCCTATCACAGCCATTAATAAATGGATTGATGAACTTGCATTTCGTTATGTCGACCCTCGTACTCGTTATTCGACGGCAGTGCAGGGTTCAAATAACACAATTGGTTATAACCAATTGACAATGCAGCAATCGTGGTGTACGCTTGTCATCATGATTGATGGTGTGCCTATTAATAGCACACCGATTTCATTTGAACACACGCTTCTTACTGAGGCTTTGCCGAAGAAAGATAGCTTTGTTCTTGGAACACCCGCCGCTCCAAATAGTCCGGGTACTATGTCGGCGGTGTCTCAAATGACCAGTGACGGTGATTTTGTCCATACGGAGGCAGGACAAGAATCCTATGTCAGTCAAGGGCTAGACGCGTTTACGCGTGGTGCAGCAACCGCAGGTGCGCAAGTTTTCAATGGAGTTGCAGTGCCGTTGATGGAACGTATTGGTCGTGCTGGGATGTATACAGCCGCCAATATGGCCTACAACGCCATGGCCGGGTTAGGAGGTCTTCCTGGTGTAAACGCTAACCCGGGTCGTTTGGCTATTATGTAGACGAACCAAGTGGTGCTGTTGTAGCACGTGAAGTGGAACGGAACGTGCGAATGGCACCCTCTGCTGCATCTGGTTCAAATACGAGAAATCGTATGTACCAACCACGCGGCGCTCCAAGTGTCCGCGATCCTGTTTACGACAGCAAACAGAGTCGTAAGGCGTATGTTGCTGGCCGTCGCGAAGCTGCGCGAGCAGCTAGTAATCCCCTTCCGTTCGGTCCTGAGATGATCGACCAATGGGGTATTCTACATGAGGATTTGTAACAAACAATATATTTGTATTGGTATCTAAACGCTTTCTTCTTCTTCGATTCCTTCATCTTCCGTTTCTGTTTCTTCTCCATCGACGTCTTCGATGTCTTCGTCGGCGGTAAGGTCGACAAAGTTTGCTCCGTTGAGTATCGCGAAGCCGATGTCACCACGTAGCATAGTGCGATAGAACTCATTCCAGTTCTGTTCGCTCATCTCGGTGTTGATGAATAGTTCACGACTCTTGTGGTACATTTCATCCAATGCACGGCAAACGATCTCTGCACCGTTCATGAGTCGTTGTATGTCTCCATTTGCGACTGTCAAATCGGAGTTCAAGGACTGTATCACGCCTTGTTGGGCTGCTGCAATGTTCTCGGCGCGAGTGAGACGTTGTTGCATGCTGTTTAGTTCCGCTTGGAGGAACTGGATCATGTTCATGTGAACGACACTGCTTGTCTGTGGGTTCATCTTGACTTGGTATACTGGGTTACACTTGAGGGGTACTTGGCAAATTGTAGAATGACAAAGTTACCCGTAACCATACGCTGTCGTACACTCTCGTACACTAGCGTCCCCCCCTGTATAGAGGGGGAGCATTTATTAAGTATACTCTATAGTATAGAGTACGTAAGATAAATCGATACTATATAGGAATTTGTATATATACGTATGTGTACCACACAACGTATAACGTATAGTTCAAGTTGAAGTACGGAACTTCAACATATAAACCCTAACCCTAATCAAAGCTGCACCGCCTGCGAGTATACCCACCGGAGCGTAGCGTAGGTCGGGTAGAGAGCGGGCGCGTCGCAGCCGGTGGCAACACCTACCCCCAACATATGTTCAATTTGGAGGGTCAATCTAAGGGCCGATGGCACCGAAGCGAAGCGAAGGTCGGCATCTCCCGACCGTATAGCGCAGCGAAGCGGAGCGGGCGGGAGCGTTACCCATCGAAGCGATAGCTTCGAAACGATCAATATACAATTACTTATTATTAAAGAAACGACAACGGATTAAAGAAAGCGACACCCCGTAGAGGGGCGTCAAGATTATATATCATCCATCAAAGTATCTAAATCAAGATCGGGCAGCTCGCATAAATCGTCGAAGTCGAATGTCGTGTCCTCGACCAGTGCCACTGGTTCGTGGAAATCAGCAGCTCGTTCTCTTGCTTGTTTTTCATCTTTAGGGAAGTAGACCACGGTGAAGCGTCTGAGAATTGGATCGAGGTCTTCTGAATTCAGAAAGCATTGATGAGGCGTGTAGTTGCTCAAAACGATGATCTTCTTAGGGCGTAGCCCTTGTAGACATCCTCCTTTTATTTCGCCTGGGAATGGGTATCTGTCAGCCCATTTTTTGAGTGACGAAGCCGTACAATCGTTTTTTGGACTCCATTCCTCGATTGCGACGACATCTTGATGGCGGAATCCATCCCACCATTTGTTCAATGCCTTGGCGAAGTGATGGGGGTACAATTCCCAGAGCAGACGCGATTTTCCGGTTCCGGAAGGGCCGACCCACCATTCATGAAGTAGGACGCCTTCGAGCGGCTTAGCTTCGGGTGCGTAAAGGGACTCAAGCCGAGGTCCGTGTAGCAGAAACATCTGGGGGTCAGACTCTCGTATGCTGTCCATGTTTCCTTTCGTGGCGAGAGCGATGGCCTCGGAGTATCTCGCTGCGTTACCTTGCCCTCCTCGCATTCGCGCAACAGACTTCTCGACGGGGATTTCTCCGTGTTCGAAGAAGTTGTCGTCCTTGGTACAGTAGAGTCTGTTCTGCACAGCAGACCCATTAGCCACGTCCAACCTCGCACGAGGAAGCAAACGTGCAACGGCTTTGCGTTGGCGGGCGTTGTGGAAGTAAACGTATCCCTGTAAGTGTGGCGTGCCTGTCTCTGGCGCGATCTCACGTCCGTAGACAACGTATCTGGCGAGCGTGGATATAACGGTTTGGATGTGATCTTCATCTTGCGCATTGTAGTTATTCAACGTAAAGCACCAAGCTCTGAATTTGCTTGTGACGTCCATAGCAAATTGAGTTGTGCTCGGCTTTAGCTCCTAGGTCTGGTGAGTTGGCACAGTAGCTGTGCCCTCACATTATTACCTAGGAGCTACTGTGCTGTGCCAAGTTGAAGTACGGAACTTCAAGTGACGTGTTGGCTAAAGCTCTCACTTTTCTTTTTCTCCTGTAGGACTCAAGTCAAATGGCAGTGTATAAAACATCTCGTAGTAAAACCGCACGTCGTGCTCGTATGAGTGTTAAAGCTCGTCCTCGCTATAAGACAGTTCGTAAAGATGCAATGTCTGCGACTGATTCTAGCTATCGTTCTATCATTCCTCGAGTTCGTAGACCTGATTATGGATTTCCTGATAAGCTGGTCACCAGCTTGCGATATGTTGATAACATTACTCTTACTGGTGGTGTTGGTGTTATTGGATCAAACGTATTTCGCATGAACAGTCTACATGATCCTGATTTATCAGGTATTGGGCATCAACCTATGTATTATGACCAGATTTGCGGTGCTGTAGGCAATGCTCCATACTCTCGTTATCGTGTTCTTGGTTCCACGATCACGGTCAAGTATACTCTGTTAACTGCACCTGCTAGTGCAGCAACGAATATCGGACCCGTTATTGTTGGATTGCAAACAAGCTCTACAAATGGGTTGTATGCAACTAATGCATTTGCATTATGTGAAGCCAGTGGAAGTCGTTGGACGTACATCGGCGATAAAGCTGGTGGTAACAACGTTATCACTATGAAAGCATCGTATCTACCTCAACGGGATCTTGGGTTGGATCCAGGAGATGATACAATCGCTGCTCAACAGGGTAATAACCCATCAGCCGTATTCCATGCTATTCCATGGAAGGTTGATACTGCGACTGGCGCTGTTGTATCAGCGCTAGTGGAAATTGTTTACAAGGTGGAATTCTTCCAACGTAACGAAGTAAACTCTAGTTAAAAAAATAAATATAATTGAAATTAAAAAGAACGCTAGTATACACCCCAACGCAACCGACGCGCAAGCATATCGGATCTATCTAAAAGGGTCCCCCCAGAGGGGGGGCGTAGCCTCACCGAAGCGAAGCGTAGGTCGAGGGCGCGGGGGGTCCACCGAAGCGAAGCGAAGGTCGGATCAAATTCATCAATGGCTTTAGCTCCTAGGTCTGGTGAGTTGGCACAGTAGCTGTGCCCTCACATTATTACCTAGGAGCTAC